ATGAGCTGGGAAAATGCTCTCAGGGATGCAGACAATTGGCTTCAGACCCTTTCCCTGCCGAAGCCGCTCAAGGGCAAATTCATCAACCTCGATGATCACGCTGACACGCTGAAGATCGATGGAAACTATCGCGTGATCGTGCTCCGCGCTGCCAAGCGTTTGCTCGAGAAGCGCGGAGCCGATGTTCATTTTACTGAGCCTCCGTGGTCTCCCTCAGCATTGGACGAATGATGATCTCGCGGAATTTTGCGCCCGGATTCAGCCGCGTATTCACGCACCCATTTGCGCTCTCGGCCGTCTCGATCTGACACCCTGCGAATAGTTCGCGATTGAATGGACTGTCATCGATCGTGACTAGCCATTTCCCCTGCAGTTGGAAAACCGCGTCGCGGAATTCCGTCATCTGCTCGCGGTTCCAACCGTCGTAGGTCGTCGGCGCTGCGTCGAGATAGGGCGGATCGAGGAAGAAGAATGTCGCCGGAGAATCGTACAACCGTAGGAATCTACGGTAGTCAATATTCTCGATCTGCACGCTCTCCATCCGCTTCCGGAATGCTAGGAGCTTCCGGATTACACTTTTTTTGGATCCGGCCGAGCCGCCGCCGGTCGTCTTGCTCACCGCGTAGCTCGTGCCGTCAGCATTGAAGCTGATGCGATTCAGTACGAACCATCGTGAGACACGCTGGATCTCAGTGAGTCCCGGCTGCTGTCGGTATTCCATGACGTTCTGCCTCGAGTGCAGTGACCAGCGGATCTCCGACAACAATGCCGGCAAGTGCCACTGGATGTGACGATAGAGGCCCACGAGGGTACCGTTCAGATCGTTAACCACCTCCACCTTGCTTTTCGGCTTGGCCAAGAGGAAGGCCAGACCGCCTGCGAATGGTTCCGCGTAGCACGTGTGCTCGGGTATCAGTGGCAGGAGTTTCGATAAAAGCCGGGATTTTCCGCCGGGCCATCGGATTGCGGGTTTCGTGGTAGCTATCGTGAAGCGTTCTGCTCTCCCAAGCCTTGAAGGTTTCGATGTGACATAGAAACCGCGAAAAGATGTCAACGGCTTTGCCCCTGTTAGGGCACAAACATTCTGCTATCGTCGGCCAATGCCGACGCCCGATTCTTATCCGCTTCAAGATTGGGCCAACGATTTTCGTTGGTACCAAGAGAATCCTAGACTGAACGACCCCACGCTATCTGGGCAGCAGCGACTGCAGGTTATCGTCCAGTACTTCAAATCGCAGCATGCGGGCAATGTACAATTTCGCTACGAGCGGTTTGCGATGGCAGCTGCATGGCTCGAAAACAACCTGCATTTGCTAGATCAAAAATACGAGAATCTCTACTTTGAAAATCAGGTCTCGAAGTTCGTGATCGCGGCGCTTTGGACGCTTTTTGCTTCGAAGTCTGATGCACAGATGGCGGAAGAGCAGGTTCTTTCCGTCGATATGGTGACGAAAACCGCTTTGATCCTCGCAACGCCCCCAAAGAGCGGAGAGTGAATCAGGGACTTGCCCGATTGCGCTTATCGTGTAATATCCCGATATTGCCCGCACCGTATAGAGATCTCGCAGAGTCCCCACGAGCATCCGTGGATCCCTTCGCTTCCCTCGACTTCGATCAGGTCGAAGAAGTGATCGCGATTGCTTTTGCCGGTGCTCTGAAGCGGTGGCCGGGAAATATCTCGATGGCCGCAGCCGATTTCCAGGCAGCTGCCGTCGGCAGCCTCAAGTCGTTGCTCGCTGAGGAGATCGCCGCCAGCTACCGAGAAGGGGTCATCGCAACGATCGCGTACATCCTCGACACCCACCCCCAGCACGCCTTCATCGCGGACTGCATTGCTTTTTCCTCCGGACTTCATGCCCTCCAGGGCGGGCTCAGCCAGACCGAGATCGCTGCACGCCACGGCGTCGAGCGAGCCACCGTGCAGAAGTGGACGAAGATCGTCCGTTTGGACCTAGATCTTCCCCGGTCCCGTGGCATGCGTGACGAGGACGCCAGCGAGGCCTACGCTGAGCGTGCTCACCGCGTCCACGGGACCGTGCGGAAAGAACCCGAGGCGAAAAAGGTAAAAGTACCGACAATCGAATCTCTCGTCGGCCGACTTTGCCGGGCTCTGAAATCTCTCGATCCCACGGACATGTCAGACGCGGAACGCGAAAATCTCAGGCGTTCTCTGAATCAGCTTTCTCCTTTGCTTCCCTCTTGATCGTCTCCAAACGGACATCGACATCATGCGTAGCGAGCTTCGCGTCGAGAAACTCCACCAGCTTTGATTCCTGGGCGATCCTATACCAAAAGCCTTCATCCACATGATTGGGCCTTACGTGGAAGTACTCGTGCTCGTCAGCGATGTATTTCAGCCGAGCGGCAACGGCCGAAAAAAGCGCTGCATCTCGCATCGCGTCAGCGATCCGGGCTTGTTCCGCCGTATCTTCCTGCCTCGCCCTCTCAGATTCGTTGTTCTGCCTCATCTGCATGGCGAGTGAGATGAGAATCAAAATAACGGAACCCAACGTGAATAGAGCATTGAGTGGGCCGAAGGAATCGCCCAACACACCGATTCGCGAGAGATAGAGATCAAGGTTGTCATGAGGACCGACGTTAGAAAGCATCCAGCCCATCAGCTGAGGCCAGCTTCCCCAGATCAGTAGAATCGGCAGGAGAATCATCGCCGCAACAATCGCGAAGAGGATGGTGAATACAGCTCCGAGAACGAGCAACATTCTGAAGCGAGAGTTCGATACAGCGATTTTATACCGCAGCGTACTGGTTTTTTTCATTGGTTCCTTGAGGTTTGCCTTCGCAGGATGAACTCGAGGTGAGCAACCTGCGAGGCGATGCTGCCCTCCTGTACGTGATTCTCCGTCGCGGTCGCCTTCAGCTCCTCGATCCTTTGTGCGATTCTCTCGAGCGCAGCCGGCTGCGTTTCCGAGACCCACCGACCGCCGATCTCGATCAAATTCTCGGGCTCAATTGAAAGTATCGCCACCGTGAACTCAGCGCCATCGCTTCGGCGCACGATCACCTCGGGCGGATCGATCTTAACCACTTTCAATTCTGTGAGATCTTCGAGACCTGCAGGAAGCGGTCTCATCGTATGCCTGTTGTAGGTCCACGCTCGATCGCCGACTTTGATCATCGGCCTTTTGTGTCCGAAATTATCGACTGGGCGGTCGGGATCCGGAATGAGTACGGGCATCCGCGGATTGCCGGTGCGCTCGAGTTCTTCCTGCGTCGAGTCCCGCGTCACAATTTTCAACAATCGGTACGTCTTGCCTTCAAGCTGAGCAGCAAGAACGGCCTTCATCACCTGCCCCACGGGAACATCCACCCACGTGAGCTCTCCGGTCTTCTGGCTCCTCTCCGCGAAATTCTCTGCGCGAACTGTGGCGGAATTTGCTCCCTGCCTTTTCCACCATCCGAGGCTCTCGCGACGAGCGCACCCGGAGAATACAGCCTCCTCAAATATTTCGGAAGTGAGGTCAATTCGCACACGAGCGCGTTTGCCTGGGCCAACGACATGGCCATCCTGAGTCAATCGGGAGCACATGGTGGGGTGTCGGAAGTAGCGAGCATCCAGTGCGTGAACTTTTTGCCGAGGGGCTCGCCGTCGGCATCAATCACATGGCCAATATCGACGGGCTCGTCATGGGAGGAATCAACCCACCCTGCGCGAATCGCCTGTTGCTCAACCGCGTCCCATACCCATAAACCGGGATATGGAACTTCGGGGGGAATTGAGGCGTTCCACTTCATGCCCTACCCCATCGCGAACATGACTTGGATCACGTTGTCGCCTACGTTGGTCGGCATGATGCCGAAAAATGCGTCTGCCACCTCGCGCTCCTTCGGATCTTCGTAGTCGCGTTTGATCACGCCCACCGAGTTTCCCATCTCCTCGGCAAGCTGCGCGGAATTTTGGATGATTGCATTTCGATGGGATCCGTAGCTGTGGCGATTCGCATTCTGTTTCCAACGCAAGCCCGGGTGCGGGTGAATCCGCGTCCCCTTCGCGTGATCGATATCGAGCTTGGCGCTCGCCTTGTTCATCAGCTTGGTTTCGTAGCGAATATTCATCGGCGACGGCATCACGGGCCCTGAGCGGCCGACCCACGGCATGAGCCACGCCTTCAAATTGGGAAGGAGCGGAATGATCCGTTTGACGCCGGTCTTCGACACCTCTGGCCGAATGATGATGACATCCTTGGTGAAATTGATGTCCTCCCAGCGGAGGCGATCTTTGCGGGAGTCGGGTTTCGGGCAAACCTCTTCCGTGCGCACGCCGGAGAAGTTCGTAATGGCCATCCACGGGAGGTACTCGAGGCGCACCACTCGGAGCCAGAACCTCAGCTCGTCTGGAGTATGTGTTGCGATCGTGTTGATTTCCTTGCCTGGCACGTCGACCTTCTCCGCTTCCGTCCGGACGTCTGGAATTAAATATCCGCCGATGTCTCTCGCGTAGCGGAAGAGAGATACGATGGCTCCCCTCGCCGCTTTCCGGCGCTTGTATCCTGCACCCTTCTTGCCGTTGGCGCGAGGCGCGGCGATCGCGATGTAGTGTTCTTTGATCTGCTTCGCGGTGATCTCCTGGATCGTGAGATCGGGGTATCGCTTCACCAACTGCCCGAGCAGCTGCGTGATCTGTTTGTGGTAGTGGACATCGATCTCATCGGCCGTCTTGACCGCGAGAAATTCTTGAACGACATCCGCCACGAGTTTCGGCTCGAGATTAGCACGGGTCGCACCAGCTCGCACGACGTCGAGCAATGGTCGACCCTTGCACAGCTCCTTGGCTGCAACGTATTCCTCAAGCGCCGCGGTGAGTGGAATTCCCACCTTCTCCACCAATTGCAGCGCGTGTTTGTAAATCGCCTGATCCGTCGCCTTGAATTCGCTACGAAGTGCCTCTCCATTGAGCAAACGGATGGCGAGCGCCTCGGCTTCGTCGTAGGCCTTCCCCGCATCCTTGAAGACTCGCATCTTGCGTTCTCCGCCGAACGTGTCAGCGAAAGCTGTGCGGCCATCCTTGTATCGGTACATCGGGATTTCGATGCCCCGCACCTTCACGGGCTTCAGCTCGGTTTTCTCGGCTTTCTCTTCCACGATCAGAAACCTTCCTGAGCTTTGTTTTCCTTGGCTGCATTCTCGGCTGCTTGCCGAGCGAGGAACTCCTTCGTCACGATCATCAGTCGATTGTCGAAGGGCTGATAGATTGCGAATCGCGTGCCATCAATCGTCGCCCACATTTTATTCATCGAGGACGTCTCGCTTTTCCTCCACTCGCTGCTGCCGGCATTGGCCGCGCAAAAATTCTGAATCTCATTCTCCGACATTTCCTTGGGAGTTCCGAGGGCTGTCGTTTCGGCTTTCTTGAAAATCAGGCCATCTGCGTTGCCTTGAAAAAATGTGATCGCAACCATGAAGCCATTCTTCTCGAAAACGTAGAGGTCGGATCCTTGCTCATGTGCGGAAACGGGGCCGTATCTGGCTTTGCACTGTTCGAGAGTTTCTCCGATCCGCGCCTCTGCTGAAAATGCGGACACGAGGAGGGACAATGCGAGGAAAAGAGACAGTTTCATGCTGCGTTGCTGGGTAACTCGATGTCTAAGCGGAAACGCTATTCTGAGGAAGTCGGAAAATGCGTTCGACCACGATCGGCGCCGAGGCCTCCGAGACCCGGTGCCTGATTCTCTTCGTGAACCTCGAACTTGTGTCTTGCTGTTGAGGCTGAAGAGCCTTTGCTCCCCGAAGCTGTCGGCGAACCCTCGGGCCGGATAGAGCTTTTTTTTACTTTGGGAACGATCGCCAACGGTAGGCGAATCTCTCCGGTTGCTTCGACTTCTTCGACAAAGGCGGTCAGGCATGCTTTCACGACGGTGCTCGTATCGAGTCCTGTGACATCGCAGGCCTTATCAAGTCGTTCGAGCAGTCCGTCTGGCAAGCGAGATGTCACCTGACTGTTTTTTCTTTTCGCGGTCATAACGGCTTTCTCCTTAGCTCACAAATGTTCGCACTGCAAAGCACAATGTTGCTGCGTGTTGCTTTTTCCCGTTGACTTTGCAGTGCATTGCAGTGCATCGTCAGCACAATGAAAGGTAAACGCTCCGTAGTTGTCATCCCTGACGACATTAACGCCCGACTCGGCGATTTTTCGAAACAGTCGGGCATTCCAATCACGAAACTCGCGGCCGTCGGTCTAACCGAGATGCTCGAACGCATTCTCTCCGGAAAGGCTGCGATCGTTAACGGCAGACTAGTTGAGGTTTCAAAGAAAGCCGCCTGAGGTGAGCGACGCCAAGACAGAAGCTCAGGCCCTCGGCTGTTTTGCCCTGGTGATGTTGCTCGCATTCGCACCGATCATCGGGTGGCGAGTGGGCGGTGCCGCGCTCGAGAGCGCGACATTCAACCGGCTCACGGGAGCCCACACCACATGGTGGGATGCAATGTGGGTTCGCCTCACCGTTGCCGAATCCACGAAACCCCCGGTCGAGAAACCCTAGTCCCCTCGCCCTCTCCGCATGAGCCTCACGATCACCGACGAGATGCTTAAGGATGCCGTCGACCGCATGGTCGCCGACCTCATCCCGGCTGATCGCATCGACGCCCTAGTCGAAGCTGCGATTCAGCAACGCATCGGCACGGTGAGCATCGAGCGGCTCGAGCAATCTTGGGGATGCCATCGGCGCACCGTGCTCCAGAAACTCGCGAAGCACAAAATTAAGGTCATCCAGATTACGCGAGAAGTCACCTTCGTCCGCCTCGCCGATATCGAGCGTCTCTACGATGCCCGAGGGTTGCTCATTCCGTTCAAGGGCAAAGACGACGCCCATTTCCAGACGTCTGGAAAAAGCAAAGCCGCATGATCAAAGCTGTGACTATTACCGGTTCTAAACTGCTTTTCGGCCAGGTCGAAATTTCCGTTCCCGGATACGAGGTCGTGACCGCCGAAGATGACTTCGCATTGGCGTTCGAACGCGAGACGCTTTCGTACTTCTATATCCTCGACCGCGGCGGTGAATGGGAACTCCTGCGGTGCCGCTTCGCGCAGAGTTTTATCACGGATAGCAACCACGACGGTCGCTACATCGATGGCGAGGCGCCCGTTCTTCGCGTCCGCAAACCCCTTGGGGTCCAGGTCTCCGAAATCATATGACTGCAGACTTCCTCCCTCCGGAATTGCGCCACGAGGCCTTCGAGCCGTTGAAGGAGGCCTACGGTCACCTTCAGGCCGCGCAGATCTCGCTCGAAAAAGCCGCAAAGGCTGGCAAATGGGGCGGAATCGCAGTGCCTCTCATCGACTACACGCGGGACCATTGCCGCAAGGCTGTCCGAGAGATCGAGGATCTCCAGATCCGTGCGGCGAAAACAGGTGGAGGGCTCGCCCTGTGAAGGCCTACATCGATTTCGGCGACTCGGTTCGAGAGATCCCCGTCTTCCGGCCCTGCGACGGTCCTTTCATCGAGTACCTGCTCGGCGCTCGGCGTGTCCCGCCGCTGCCCCGGCCGTGCGTCTTTCCCGACAAGGCGCTCACCCGGGCTCAGCTCGTCGCCCGCCTTGAGGCTGCGCAGGTACTCGTCTCCTTTCCCCGACTCCCCCTCAACCTAAAAAACTGACATGGACACCCGCACCGGACTGATAGCGCCTCAGACAGAGATTCTGAAGGCGCTCGCCGACAATTACCCGGACGCCGCGCAAGCCCGCCAGGCCTTCGATCGTTATTTCAAACCCATCGATATCGAGAACCTCTCTCCCGGGCACCGGGAGGAATACGAGCGCACTGGCCGCACCAAGATCGGCCGCAATGATCCTTGCCCGTGCGGTAGCCGCAAGAAGTTCAAGCGGTGCTGCATTTTCAAACCCAGCAACAAACAATGATACCAACCATCCAGATAGGCCTCCCTCCAAAGGAAGGCGATGCAAAGGAACGGGCAAACTCCATCGGAGTCCGCCTCTCCATCGTTCGCACGGTCCTCGAAGATCTGACCGAGGAGGATCTCGTTCATTACGACAAGATGATCGATTCCGAGGCAGCACCGGGCGAAGCCGCTCGCTCTCTCGACGCCGAGAAGCACCGTCTTGTGCGGCTCACCATGTTTTTCCGCAGCGAGTACCGCACTCACTGCCTTTCCGATGAAGAGACCGACCTCCTACACGCGAAAGCCCGCGTCGAATTTCTCGAAGCGAAAAAAGCCAGCAAACCCCAAATCCAGCAGCCCGAACAATGAATGAAGCATTAAAACAGAAACTCGTGGAAGCCCTCGAAGGGATGCACACGAGTTCCCTCATTGAAAAGCTCTCGAAGGCGTTTCCTGTGCTTTCCACCATTCAACCTGAAAGCTTCGCGTCCGCCCGCAAATACCTCCAAAAGATGGCCGAAGAAGGCCCTGCTTCAGCGGAAATTGCGAAGGAAGGATTCGCCCTCCTCGACGCAGCTGAACTTGCCCATCGCCATTTGATGGAACATAGCGCCGACTTCCGTACGATTGTCGCGTCCAACAAGCGCGAAGCGGAGTCGATGCTTGAGAGGCTCCGAGCCATGGCACGCCAGCCCGAGCAATGAGCACCAAGCCAGCCTTCTCATTGGTCCTCGCTCGCGGCCGCGAAGGCGTCGGAGTGCTTCACGTCTACGACGCCGAGGGCAAGCTTGAATCCACCCAAACAGGCACACCTAAGTCCCTCCGCGATTTCGCGAAGACGCGGTATCCGGACGCACGCATCAAGGAACAGGGATGAGCCGGGCATACTACCAGATCAGCGGGTTGGTCCATAAGAGTGAGCTTCTCGATGGCGCGGATATCGATGGATTCGACCACAACAACGTAATTTCAGCGAGGTTTTGCGTCGATCAAAGCTGTGCATGTTTTGAATTGGGGCGACGGGCAGTTGCAAAATTCATTACCAAAATGCAATCGCAACCGTTTGGCCGTCTTGTGATTCTAAAGGGACCACGGACGTATGAGCCTGGCGACGATCAGAATCGGGTATTCAACCTCCTAAAATCGCCCAACGGCTTTACGGTAGAAACCGGACCGGCGCTCGGAGGCTCAGGCCTCGAAGATCTCCTGCCGGCATGAGTCCGATCCACTTTGGAATGAACATCGAGACAGGGAAGAGGTTCTCTCTCCCGCTCGACTGGGTCACGCAGACAACCGCAATCCTCGCGAAGCGCGGTGTGGGCAAGACCTATACTGCATCGGTCGGAGCTGAGGAGGCACTTTCCGCCGGGCAGGTCGTATGTGTCATCGATCCGACGGGCGCATGGTGGGGGCTGAAATCCAGCGCGTCGGGCCTAGACGCCGGATATGCCGTCGTCGTCTTCGGTGGTGACCACGCGGACCTTCCCCTGGAAAAGGATGCTGGCGAGCTCATCGCAAATGCGCTCGTTCAGCATCGTTTTTCCTGCGTGCTGGATGTCTCTCACCTTCGCAAGGGAGAGGCCAATCGCTTCATTGGAGAATTCCTCGAGACGCTGTATCGCCTTAACCGTGAGGCAATGCTGCTCATCGTGGATGAAGCGGACGCCTACGCCCCGCAGCGGCCAATGGGAGACGAAGCGCGGACCCTGGGCGCGATGGAGGACATCGTCCGCCGCGGCCGGAAAAAGGGCATCGGCTGCACACTCATCACTCAGCGTCCGTCCGTGTTGAACAAGAACGTACTCACCCAGTGTGAAGTGTTGATCGCGCTTCGCCTCGTTCATCCTCGTGATCTCGATGCTATCGAGGAATGGGTGAACGTCCACGCGGATCCCGAAGAAGCCGCGAAGATGATCAAGAGCCTCCCAGCCCTTCCTGTGGGCAGTGCCTGGTTCTGGTCGCCCGGCTGGGGAGACTTCTTTTCGCTGGTCAAAGTGAAGGCGCGGCGGACCTTCGATTCTTCGTCGACGCCGAAGCCAGGTGAAAAGATCAAGACGCCGAAAGCCCTCGCGACGATTGATCTGGAATCGCTCGGCGCAGATCTCGCAGCTCTCGCCGCGAGAATGGATGAGGACGATCCTAAGGCCCTCCGCAAGCGGATCAAGGAGCTTGAATCTGGAGCTGGGAGAGAAATCGACTCGGACGAAGTCGAGCAGCTGCGCGGCCAGCTCGAGTACGCGAATGAAAGCCTCCGCCACGCAACGTCCGTGATTGACGTTTTCCGCGCACACTTACCGGAGGCGCTTCGGGTTTTGGATACACTCAAGCGGGACGTGGATATCTTCGACGCGGAGGGAAAGCCCGCTCCGAAGAAGGCCGAAGATCCTTTCGATCCCCGTGTGAGCCGGAAGTTCTTTGCCTGTCCTGCCGAAGATCGCCGCCGCAGCGACGTTGCCTCTCAGAACGTCAATATGGCGAAAGTCGATCGCCTCATCCTCACAGCGCTGGCACAGCTCGGGAGATGCTCCAAGCCACGTCTAGCAGCCACGACGGGCTATGCGGTGAACGGTGGTGGATTTAAGAATGGCCTTTCCTCGTGTCGGACCAAGGGCTGGATCTCCGGCAGCGATCCGCTCGACATCACCACCGAGGGACTCGACGCGCTCGGCCCATACGACCCCTTACCAACGGGCCGAGCGCTGATCGAGTATTGGGCCGGGAAGATGCCGAAGTGTGAGCGAGCGATCATCCTGCACCTCGCGGAGATTTTCCCGAAGGCAGCAACAAAGCCAGAGCTAGGCCACGCGACGGGATACCTTTCTGACGGAGGCGGATTCAAGAACGCGCTCTCTCGCCTGCGCACGCTCGAGTTGATCAATCGCGGAGCACACATCTCGCTCTCACCTCACCTCGTTAAATGAATTCTGAATTTCCACCGACCGGCACGCCTGACTTCGACAACGAGGCTAGTCAGCCAGCCCTGGGAGAAGAGACGGCAGGCGTGTCCGGTCGCGTGGAACTTACCGATCGCGAGTTGTTTCTCTCGCTCGGATCGGAGCAATGCCCTGCCTGCAAGCTCTACAAATGCGAGGGCCACACAGTTTGCCGCATCTGCTTTTACCGACTCCCCCAACCCCTCAGAAACGGGCTGTTCGAAAAATACAACAAATACCCGGAGGCGGCACGGGCCGCTCTCGCCTACCTCGCGGACAACGAACAGCTCTGACCGATTTTATATGACGACAGAAGAACCAGACTACCCAAAGCTCGCAGCGGTATGCCGTCGGGCACTACGGAGATTCGCCTTCAATGATCGCGAACGCCGAGTGTGCGACGTCATCATCGATTACAGCTACGCGTTCGGTCGGCCTCACGCCTACTTCGGACGCGACAAGGTGATCGCAGAAATCACGCGTATCAGCAAAGGCAACATCTCCACGATCCTTGCCGAACTTGCGGTGCGGAACGTGATCATCGTCGATCGTCGGGGTGGGCGTTACATCTTCCAGCCGGACTTCTCCAGGTGGGCCTACCGGTCCATCTTTCCGTCTGAAGCGCACGCCCGCGCCGCTGATCGGATCGAAATGTGGCTTGCGGAAGCAGCCCGTTGCGAACCTGAGCAGTTGCACTTGTTAGAACCGCCTCCTGATCTCGACGCGATTATGGCTGGTGAAGCCCGCGTCGAGCTTTCACGAAGCGCCAGTCCTGCCGCTCAAAGCGGGACCACCAGAGAGGGATCCACAGCGCTCACCCCTCTCGGCGACCGGAGCGCGCACACGGACATATCCGTGCGCATAGCCCAAAGCCTTGCAGAATCCGAAATGTGGGATGCGCCCCGTGATTCGGATCCGAGGGCCTCGGGCAACCCCGTTCCCTTCACGGGAGCGGGGTCCATTTCCGGTTCCCAATTCGGGAACTCGGTTCCCATTCCGGGAACTCATCATATAGATGCATCTAAATGTGAAGCTATTGCTTCACATATAAATGTCACTGAATGCCGGGTTCCCAATTCGGGAACTGCCCTGCTGAAGCCGAAACCCGAAACGGAGCGCGAGCTGCTCGCCCTCATCGCCCAGTACTGCGGGAAGGACTGCGTCGACCACTGGGGCGGATTCTGGCGCAAGCAGATCCGTGCAAACACGGTTCAAGTCAGGGAAGCCATCTCCGATCTGCGTCTTCGTCTCGCTGATCAGCATCAACGTGCGGTCCGAAATCGCGGGAGTTGGCTGCGCGATCGTTACGACCGACTCACGGGGAAGAAACCATCCAACACGTAATTTCCAACCAAACCATGCACATGAAAATCACACCAAAAAAGAAGGCCGCCCCAGCAACGGTAACGGCCTCAAGCTCTTCGCAGAGCACGAAAACAAGTAGCGCACCAGATCGCGGAAAGCAATCGCCGCTTAGCGCGGCGTTCGAGAATCTCGAGGACTACAAAAAGAAAGCCGCCGCGCGAGCTGGTGTGCCGCCGGATAAGCTCACTAGCCTCTCGAAAAGGGAGGCATCGGACCTCGTATCTGGCGCGGGCTTTCAACGCGTGCTGACGATCGATATAGGTCGCTCGCCGTTCAACCGCGAGCACTTCGATCAGAAGGCGCTGAAGGAACTGACCGAGGACGTCGCCGAGCGCGGCATCCTCCAGCCTCTCATCGTGCGCAAAAACCCCGGGTACTCGTGCTGGGGCAATGATGGCACATTCCTGGTCCGCTCGTCCGGAGGGACTGTCGTCGCAAAGGGTCTCTCGAAATTCGATGCCGAGCAGTTGGCGTTGAAGTACTGCAAACCGAAATGGGAGATCATAGCCGGCGAGCGTCGGTGGCGGGCGGCGAGTGGCTGCAAGCTTCGCGAATGCCCAGTAATTGTCATCGTGGCCGACGACAAGAAGGCTATCGAAGATCAGGCTGTCGAGAATATCCAACGCGAGGATCTGAACCCGATCCACGAAGCCGAGAAATATCAGCAGTTGCTCGAGCAATACACCCGCGAAGGATTCAACGATACCGACGCCATGGAACTGCTTGTGGAGAAGATGCAGCGATCAAAGTCGCTCATCTATGAACGGATGAAGCTCCTGAAGTTACCGGAGATCGCACGTGAAGCCGCGCTGGAAGGAAGGCTCCCCGCTTCGCATGCCGCGCAGATCTCGAAGATTCCCGACCTGGCTGCGGCTGAGGCGGTGACGCTACAAGTTTTGAAGGCGGACCAATATGACAGGATCGATGAAGACGAGGAAGACGTCTCAGGCCTGACCTTAGCTCAACGTGCGACGTTAATGTCGTATCGCTCCACGAAAGACCTGGTTAACGAAACGATCGCCATCGTCGAAACGAGGAGGAAGACCGAGGAACTTGCCAATGAGTTCCGGAAGAAGGGGCTCGAAGTACTTTCTATTGAACAGGCCAGGAAAATATTCCGAGACGAACACTCACTCGAGTTGACTGAGAAGTCGGGGTTTGTGCGTGTAGACGGTTCATGCAGGGCGGACAGCCAATGGCGTGCCTGGAAAGCAGTACTCGGCAAGAAAGCACCTGCGGAAATCCTCGCGGAGCATCCAAAGCGCGGAACCGCGGTGATCTTGTATCGCGAAGAACAAGCACGGGCTGCACTACCAAAAGAGTCTGTTACGAAACGGAAGAGCTCACGCCCGGAATCCGAGGTCAAGATGGAGCGGGAGCATAAAGAGCGGAGCAATGTGTTTGCCGGACTACTTGTAACTGCGGCGAAAGCGGGCGAGAGCAATGACAGTCCTGAAGTTTGGTCGTTTCTTTTCCGGGAGGTTATGTCGATGGGCGTCGCGGATCCTCTCTGGAGGGTAGCGAAGCGACGGTTTCCCGACATCAAGCGCGACGTGATGTACACCGAGATCGAGAAGCGGATGAAAAGCGCATCAGGAAAGATCCTCCGCGGATTTGTCCTCGAGGTGTTGTTTGCCCGCTACTCGCCAAATCTCTACGGAGGCGGTTGGGGTGATGGGTTCGGCGAGGCCTGCAAATTCTTCGGTGTGAAAGCGCCCGCCTGGAAAGTCCAGACGTCTGGAAAGGACGCTGCCAAATGAGGCGACCCTTCAGCTTGCGCCAGCGGATGCGATTGGAAATCGCCAAAGGAAAGGAGGCAGCCGAGAAGCTTCGCGAGATCGGCCAGCCGGTCATCGTCAGAAATGACGATGGCTCGGAGTTGGCTTCAACGCTCACCTCTTTGCCTTGGGAACTCGGCCACGGGCAGTGGGTCGTTAAAGTCCAAGGCAAGTCCGGAGGTTTCGACTGCGCTCGCGTGAGACCCGCATGACCCAATTCCTAGATGGCCCTGCAGTTGGGCAAGAAATGGCCCTGCAACGCGCACCGCTCTTTCTAAGGGTGGTGCGCAAGGGAGGCGAGTGGGACGCCCTCGATCTACTCGTGGACAAACCGGAGGCGGATGAGGAAATTTTCGTATATCGCCTCGAGGGGAAACCCACCCCCTCTCACATATACTTCGGTGGTGGTCGTGGCGGTTGGTACATGAACGGTACCTACCGCTTTGTGGATCCGCAGCCGGCAGACGAGGACGTTCGCGGCATCGTGGCGTGGCGCCATTGGTGTCTGAAGGCAGCCGGAAAGGATCCAACCATCCAATCTCATCTCGAGCTATGAGACCAGACATCACGATTCAGGAGAAGTACGGGCCCGCGATGGAGATCAAGGACATCGTCCACGCCAATCGATATCTTGGCCAGTGCATCGAGCACACGATGGAGCGCTGCGGTATGACCCGTGGCCAGGCGCGCGAAAACGAGCCGACAAATCTCGGGTACTTCGCTGGTTATTTCAACAACGAGACACGTGCTCGCGTCGAAAGATTATTTTGCTGTCGTCACCCTTTCGTCGGGGCGATCAGCCAAGTCGAAGCTCTAGGTTGATAGCAGGTTCATCCGTCGTGAAAGACTTGCTGAGCCGGAGATCCTGCGAGGTCACCTGAAACACACAGCCCCGAACAAGGCTGATATATTCATTCCCATCGCGTTCGAGTCGGCCGTTCTCATTCGTCCGGAAAGTAATTTTATCTCGGATGACGAATAGGCCTCGAGGTGCAGCGATCGGGAAAAACGTAAGCGGGAAATTCGCAGCTGGCGTGCCGTCGGCATTCCACACGCTGACACCCACGTGGGAAATCAGCGGGTTCTCGCTGGCCGGAATGATGTCGATCGGGGAATCGTCTCCGGGGACAGCGAGCACGCGATCAGCGGCAGCCTCGAGCTTGATCCGTAGATCGCTGGGCAGGCCATCTCCGCCGCCTCCCCCACCCTCTGGCAGATCGGATACTCCGGCAGGATCGTCGGGCAGACGGTCGGTGCGCTCCTTGATTGCCACAATGCCGCCATTGTTCGGTGCGGTGTAGCTCGCCGCAGCGAGCCTCGAGGAAATGGTAGCATCGATCCGGGCAAGTTCCGGAGCGAGCTCGATGCGGACTCCGGCCGCGATCACCGCTGGGGTCAGCTCGTCGAGGGAGGGATTCAGCTCTGCGATCTTCGCGACGATCGCAGCGAGCACTGCGTTGCCATCGGACTCATTGATGATACCGGCCTGAACCTGCGCGGCGATCGACGCCACGATGCCGTTAAGGACATCGAGATATCCCGCCCGGGCCTCGGTAAGTCTCCCCAGGAGCGTCTGCATATCGGCGTTGCTCGATGGCAGAGCCGAAAGATTGTCGAGATATCCTGCTCGTGTGGCCGTCAGTCGGCCGAGGAGACTGGTGACTCCCGCCGGATCGGATACAACGCCGCCCGCCGAGATACCAAGCGCGGTGAAATTCGCCGGGTACGGTCGGATGAGCTGGGGATCCACGCTCACGCCTGGCGTCGTTGATTTCCCCGTGAAAAGCAGCATGTCCGCGTTCGTCTCGGACTGGGTCAAATCGAGGATGTAGGCTCCGGGCGCGTTCGCGGAACTGAGCTCTGTAGCCGTAGTGTCGGTGAGAGCAGTCGGAGTGCCGCCGTCTTTTGCGACATAGACGGTGAGATTCGCGGCGTCTCCGGGTTTGAGCGCGCCTGCAGAATCGTAAACGTGAATGATGACCTTCTGGCCGGAAACGTTTTTCTGCATGTTATGGCGTCCTCACTTGCGGGCGTCGCCCGGCGCCGCTGCCTGGATTGGAGATCTCGAGCGCTGAGACTCCCGCCGCCCAGTTGTTCGAGGCCGAAAGTGTTCCTCCAAAAGCAGGCGTACCCGTCGAAGTCACAATTTGCTCGGCAAGCACGACTCCCCGGTCGTTTGCCGTGGAAAGCGTACTCTTGTCCTGGTCGATCGTCGTGAAACCGCCCGTCGGCAGTGAGAATGTCAGCCCGCTTCGGAAGGCAATCGCCCCGATCCAGAGTTGGTTCGCGCTCGATGTGGTGGAAGTCGCACCACTCGCCGGCGACGTCGAACTTCCAATCGCGACAGCCTGCCGATCCACAAGCCCGGAAACTCCACTATACTCCGCTCCCACGGCTGCGATGGCTGTGGAGGACTGGATGGTGATGGTGACCGTGGAACTCGCCCCAGAGAAGACCTTGCAGACAATTGTCGTGAGCCAGGTTGCATTCGCCGCGACGACCGTGTTCGACATCACCGACAGCGAGCCGCTCGGCGCGACGATTGGAGCGTTTGAATTCGTCGCAACGGCGATGACGAGAATGTTTCCAGCTGTCGGGGCCGACGAGAACGTCAGATTGATCGACGTCATGGTGACGCCGCCCGAATTTGCTTTGGCAGACTGCACCCGAACGGGAGCGGCAATCGCGAAAACGGGCAGTAGCAGGAGGGCTACGAAAAATGATCTCATCTCTTCGGGCGCGCCTGGTCGAGAAGCATCATGACGATGAGCACGCGAGAGATCGCGGGCGGAGCATGCCGGAGCTGCTCGACGATGAAGTTGTAGTCGGCGGCCGTGAGCTGGTTTGGGCAGAGCAACTCGAGGAGCTGCTCTGTACTCACGGGGTGATCGGATTCAGGAAGCCTCGCAGCCATAGACCGGATGTGTTCATGGTGAACTGCAGGCGGCGCTGCTTGGCGTAGATGCCGTCGCCGTTTCGATCCGCCTCGGGTGTCCCCGCCATGGGGGAGGTATTTCCCTCGATCGTCTCGATGTATCCGTCCTTTACGGCGCGGACAATGCCCGCATGGCCGGTCCAGGACTCGCCCTTCTGCATGAAAAAAATCGCGCCCTTCACTGGCGTTTGCGTGATGAGGCCCTCGCGCTTCCAGTTCATGAATGAAGTCATGACGCTGGGGCAAAGAAGACTCGTCAGCCTCGCGATCGTGGTCGCTCTCGCACCCGCCTCTGCATAGGCGAGACGCCAGATGGCTTCGACGAACGCCGCGCAATACGGTGCGCCGTCGGTGTGACCCGAGGCGATGAGCGCCGCCCGAATCTGCAATGCACGAGCATCGACACCCGGGGTCTTCGGATCATCCCACTGAGCATTGCTCTGGGTCTCGACCAGATTGAGGTAACGAATGGCCACCGCGACGATGCGGTCGCCGATATCGAGATTCGCGGCGGTTCCCGATTTGGGAACTTCCGAGGACGCCGCCGGCGTCAGGGCGAGATCGATCGCCGTGAGGGTGATTGGCCCGAGAATGCCGTCCTGGGAAACGCCGACGCGGGATTGAATCCGGCGCACAATGGTGGAGTCGAGAGCCATCAGAAATCCGTGCCTCCCGTGACTTCTCCCTCGATTTCCAGACGTCCGGACTTCAGCTTCGGCTTCAGCATCACGCGAATGGAGCTGAGGAGCCGAATGAGAAAAGGACGCGGATCCTCAGGAGGCGGATTGGTACCCGCCTCGGCCCGAGTGATCGAATCGACGATCTCATTCGGGATCTCGAAATATGTGCAGGCCTCCGTCACTTTCGGAATGCGACAGCCTGGCGTGAACATCGTTTGCGGTTCGCTGCGATGGTTTTGGGACCGGGAACTCCGTCCACCTTCAGATGCTCTTCCGGCGAAACGACTGCATTGTGATCCTCCTGCATGGTCTCGACGCCTTTGGACATCTTGGAAACCGTCCAGATACCAACCGCCGCGGTGGCCGCGCCGGTGGCGAGATCGGAAAGGAAGTCGACGACTTTCGCCTGGTCGACCTTCGCTGCCGCATCGGGACTGACCTTCGCGACTTGTACGACGCAAGCCGCAACGGCCGCGACGAAGAGAGGAGTGAGCCAACGCCCAATGCGACCGGAAACGAATCCGAGGATTTTCGCCGTGAAGGGGTTCATCAGAGCACCCCCTCGTCAGACAACTTCTGCCAGGCGAGCTGGCCGATCGTTCGGAGAAAGCCGCTGGAAATTTCAGCAAGCTCCTCCCCACACAAACGACCGTCGTCCGCAAGTGCGGCCCCGAGCTGCGTGACGACCTCATCCATCTTGAGATTTCCGAAGCCAGATTTTCCGAGGTACTTCTGCTCGGCCGCGAGAACAAGCTTCACCGCAATCGGAAGTGCGACCGAGAGGATGGCCGCTCGATTCTTATCGAAGAGCGGCAGGATGGTGTCGAAGAAGAAGGTTTTTAGGGCACCGGAGATGCCGAGGAGAGAGGCCGCAAAATTGCGGGCCCATGCGGTGATGGTATTCATCGTTTGTTGCGGAAGTTGCGCCACTGGATGGCGAGCGTGAGGATCGCGATCGCGAGCCCCAGCACGCCGCCAGCGACTCGGACAATGGCGTCGAGTTGCTGAAGGAAGGTGACCATGGTTGCGGCTGCTGAGGCCGATGTGCCCAGCGCCCCGGTGGCCAGCGGGTGCCGTTCAAAATAGATGCTTGCGAGTGACCACATGACACCCCTCAAATGGTGTCAACGGAGCCTAGTCCGGGTCAGATTCCGGCAGTTTGATCCGCAGGATCACCTTTATGACATCCCCCTGCCGCTGGCCCTCGAAGTACCACACATCCCCGATCTCTGGTGGCCCGTCAGGAAAGCTGAATAGGGACAGCAAGGTGGCGACAGCCGAGGCGTCGAGCGTAGCCTGGAACTCAGGCAATGCGGGTGGAGGCGTAGGAGTCGGTACGGGTTCGACCGGGATCTGCGCGGCGACGATCGCCACGCTGGCGAGGAGTGCGAGTAGTGCTCTCATATCAAAATTGAATGATCGTGGCCCTGACGGTGATGGCACTCGGATCGATCGAGGATCCAGTGACATTGGCAACACGGACGGAGACCGTGTTTGCTGCACTGACCCACACCGCCTTAACGACCACGCCGTCCGGCAACGCTGCCGACCAGCCGAGCGAAACGCTCGGGGTATTCGTCGTCACAGCACCGGTCACCGTGAGGGTTTGGGTCTGCTCAGAGTTCGCTGCGATCGACGTGAAATCTAATGAGCCAGTCGCGCTGAGGATGGTCGAAAGGCTCGCGCCCGATGATCCCAGTTTGAAGGAGGTCGAGACTGAAAAAAGCGATGACGTCCATCGCCCGTATTCGGTAGCGGGCCAGGCACTCTCCGACGCGTCCTTGCCGAAAATGAACACATCAGCGGCGACGCCATTCGTTCCGCCGGTCAGGACAATGGAGGCTCCAGCATCTGTACCCGCGTTGTACGCGCCACCGATCAGTGTCAGACTGTATCCGCTATGTCCTGAAGAGATTGCATTGCCCCCACCCGCCGAATCCCTGACGAGTTGGATAGCGTTATTATTCCCTCCTCCGATCTGCAAGATGGGTTCACTACTACTTGCGATCTGGCATACGCCAGTCGACTCCATGACGGGAATGGTTCCGGATACATTTGGAAGCGTCCAAGTGCGATCGGCCGTAACGTCGGCCGCTGCCAAGAGGCCCTCATTTGCGTCGTCAGTCAGCCCCTCAAACTCCAGACCTCCCGAACGAAGAGCTACGGTATTTGCAGCGCTCGAAACGCTACCACCCTGAATCCTCACAGCGCTGAGGGTTCCGCCATCGCCGAAAATCGCAACGTCTGCGCTGCTGTTCTTCAGCCGCAACTCGTCCCCTGTGGGATTGTAAAAAGACATTACATTCCCGGTTCCATCCCCGGGCGTAAACGCCAGTCCTGCCGTGCTTGAGCTGGCAATCGTTACTGGCGAACCGAAAGCAATGGAAGATACGGACAGCCCACTGCGCGTGACTGTAAGCCACTTTGTGTCGCTGGAGTTCGCGTCGTTCACCAGGCGAAAAAGCTGCTGATTTCCAGAGACGGCAATGTCCCAGGTTTTCGCGTCAGTGCCCGCGGCCGAATTGATCCAGAAGAAGGAATCGTTTCCGTGTCCAGTGCCACTGGTGCCCAGGAATCCCGAAGGTCCACCGGTTCCCGTGGAGTAGACCCGAGACGCGAAGGTTTGAGTTGCCGTCCAAGTCTGCGGCACACCGAGCAGCGAGATCGTGCCGCTTGCGTCCGGAAGCGTCCACGTCCGATCTGCCGTTACGTCGGCCGAGGTGAGTGAACCCTCGAAGGCATTCGCAGTGGCACCCTCGAATCCGATACCCCCAGATTGAAGGAAAACGGAGTTTGCAGCCCCAAAATCGACGCCACCACCTTGCACCAAACCCGCCGCGTAGATTCCTCCTGCGCTAAAGAATCGAAGGCCATCGGATCCTCCGTCATCCGCAAAAAGTCGGAGATAGTCACCTGAGGGGTTGTCGATGTCTATAATGCCATCGAGCGGCGAACCAGTGGTGCGAGTCACCTGAAGCTTCTTCACCTTGGCGGTGCCGAACGCGGTCTGGGAATATGCGCTGCCGGCGAGCGCCGCAGCTCCGAGGAAAATGAGGAATCTACGCATCTTGTTTGAGAATGGTTGCGATGTATCCGGCTGACGGAGCCGGAGCGCTGAGGTGGAGCCGTGCCGTCGTGGATGTCGGCCGGGAAAAAGAAACTGCGACAATGTTGTCGGACGCCGGTGATGGCTTCTCGATCGCCACGGGCATGATCTTCGCCCCTGAAGCGATCACGAAATCGACGTAGTCTAGGCCGCTGGTGACGTTGGTGGAAACGATCTGCCCCTGAAGATATCGGGCATCGCTCTGAGCCTGTGTGAGGTAAGTCGGCCCTGCCGGGCTCGGGAGAGCCTCGTCGCCTTTATACACGTCATTCTCGATCGTGACGGTGAACGTCTTCGTGCTCCTGGGACGATCGTAACCTGGAAGGAGCCACGAAATTTCGCCGTCGACCAGAAGGGGCGAGATATCGTTCCCATCATCCCCATCACCACTATTGAGGGCTTGGGAGAGCGCCTCGCCATTGTAGTCGGGCTCGGCGAAGTAGAATTCCTCGTCCGTGAGCGGGCGCAGGAACGTCTGACAAATCACGAGGGGAGGATCCTCATCCTGCTTTCCGGCCGTCTTTCCGCAGAACGTGATCGCGGTGCCGATCGGAAGCCGCTCTGGCACGCCACTCCGGTGAAAAAGCACCTCGAGCGGATCTCCATCGCCTCGCTTTGCTCCCGCACTCTGGATGATCTGTGATCGCTCGTAGATCTCCGATGTCGGAATAAGGGTTACCAGGTCAATGTAGATGCGCATCCACCCCCGCGCACCATGTCAACGAATCACAGTGTACCAAGGGATACTCGAATAGTCGGTGTAGAGATTCAGCGGCTCATTGGGGCTGACAAATGCGCTGTCCATCGAATTGCAAGGCGAGCAGCCTCCAACCTTCGTGAGATCAACCGCTCGGCAGGCCTGTTTGCAGGTGTCCATATCGAAGGTGTTAGGAAAATCTTCCGTAGTCTCGCAGGCGGTTTTGCACGCGGCATAGGCGTCCTGCTGGCTGCCACAACTCGAGAGAGAACCGAGGCAGGTTTCGTATGGAGTCTCACAATCATCGCCCTCGAAAGGATCAGGAAAGGCCGCCCACGCTTGGAGGAGCAAAGTGCGTACACAGTTCTCGTGGCTACTCTCGCACGCGATTCTTCCGGTTTCGTACGCGGTGATGCAGGCGATAACGCCGTCTAGGTGTGTGTCATCACAGACAAAGAGGCAGTCGCGGCCGGTGAAATCGTCTTGATCCCGCGCGTCGGAGTTGCACTGCCGGAAACACGTGGTGATCGGGTCGCTATCGACGAGATTACCCTCACAACAATTCCATCGGCAAGAGATGAAGCCATCGAGAGCGGCGGCCTGACACGATGGGCGGCCATGGCAGAGGTAGTAGTCTGCGACATACTGGCTGTAGCAATCGCGGTCGCAATGGCACCGGCTGGATGGGAGTCGGAGCGTCTCACGATTTTCCGTTGCGCAGTCGATTCCCCCGAGGCACGAGTTGTACGTCTGGAGCGCCGCGCGTTTCCGGGCGGCCACGATGCGCGGCTGCTCGATGTCGCACTCGTACTCGACTCCGCCATTCTGATAGACGCAGACTTTATCGCCGTAGGAGGATTCCAGGAGCGCCGAGACTCGGTAAGCAGTGTAGCAATTAAGCCTGGCGCTGGCGATCGCATCCCCACACCCCTCGGCTTCACATGTGAGAATTGCTTCAATGTTAGCTGATTTACAGGAGTTGAATGTCGCAGCGAGAGTGGCGATGTCCGGCGGTACGATGCCGTCGAGGCAAGACCAATAGGCGGTCAGGCTCGCGCTGACGCACGATCCATAGCTGCGTCCGCAACTTTCGATGCAGTCTTCGTGAACGTCTGCGCAGTCGGGCCCATCGCAGTCTTCGTACGCATCATTGCAAGCATCGAAGCACTGGTTGTAGGAGAGACTGCAAGCCGATTCTGCAGCGGAATTGTCTTCTTCACATTCAGTCCGTTCTTTGGAGGGCCGTTCAAGCTCGTCGACCAGGTCGCCCTCACATTTCCCAGCAAGCTCAGCCCCGTATTCGGATGAATAGCAACTAGCAATCTCGCCGTTGGTATTTCCCGAGCACGCCGCAAAGATCGGCACATAGGTCTGCTGCACCCCGAGTATGCAATCCCTATCCTGCTCACAGTTGGTGATCGCCGTAATATAGGATGAGCTTGAGGACGCGCAGAGGTTGGTGTCCGGGGCCTCGGCGCCACACTGAGATGCATCGTCCTGGCAGGCCAAATCATCGGAGGAGCATTCCGTGAGGCAGGCCTCGTCGCCACGGCATTCGTCGACGCAACGCTGTCGCTTTTCCGTGCAGATACGCGCGCGGAGGGACGTGCAGGCGTTCCAGAACCAAGTGAGTTGGAAGTCGCCGCGCAAGGCGGAGCGGATGGACTTGAGCGCCTCATAAGCGGCTGTGTATTGCGCCTCGATCTGGACTTCCTCACACTCTCCGGTGCCATTTGCCGCAGCGCAGTCCTTGAATTCGTCAACGGCGCCCTCGAGAGACTCCTTGTAGGTGTCCAGCGCGGTCTTGACTGCACCCGAAGGCGCGGCCGTGCAGAGGCCGCCGTCCATAACCCACGGATAAGCTCGAAGGACCGACGGGCACTCACACAGCGGCTCGAGCGTCGGAGGGACGCAAGATTTAACGCTGTCGAACGGCCACATCTACAAAGCCCAGGCCCGGCGTGCGATTTCGAGAGACAGCGTGGGCTTGCCCAGACGCGTGTTTACCGCGTTGTGGAGATCCACGGTCCAAGCGAAGTAGACGTCCCGATCGGTGAATGCCGGCGGATTGGTGCGCAGGAACTCGAGGTAATGGTCGACGCATGCGCCGAGCTCCGCCTTGCAACCTCCGATCGCGCGCAGCTCGGCCGCGACGGTCTCATAGAGGAAGATCCTCTCTGACTCAATATCGCCATCGAAGCGAAGCGGGCGATTGTGGATGTTTGCCCAAAGGACATGCTGGCGAGCGAGGCGTCCGGAAGCCTGAGGAGATGCCGGTGGTTGAGGAGATGGCACCTGTTTCTGCTCCTGTTGTTTGGCGTGCCGCTCGACAATCGCCTGCCTGTGAGCGCGAATTTGCTCCCGGGCTTTCTTTCGGGATTCGGGCCAGGCATTCGCCAGGCCGCTCTCGATGTGGAAGGCGAGGACATCCTCCTCGAGCAGGTCGAGAGTTACGGATTGCATCGGCCCCCGACCGTCCCGCGGAGTGCGGGCCTGGATGAGCGTGGCGACGGCCGTGGTGAAGAGGGAGAAGCTGTGTTTTTCGTCGGTGGTCATATGGTGGCGATGTAGGGTGAGTGATAGGGAAAAGGGACCTGGGCGGAGTCGCCGTACTCGCACGAGTAGTGCAGAATCAGGTCGGTCCTGATGCGCTGGTGGACGATCGGGAGATTGGTATCCGGATCCTCGTGGCAGTAAGCGATGAGCTCGCGAAAGCGTGATTGCTTGTTGAGCGCGAAGGTGACGGGGTTAGGCCAGTCCGTCCACGAGTCGCCACTGCCGGAGTTGTTGATCTCTACGGAATCCAAAACGCCGTCGATATAGATGCCCTCGAGCCAGATGAGATCCTCCACAATGAGGTCGAACCAGGCGGCGTCCGTGCCGTCGTCGAGACCGGTGATGGTGATGCGGTCGTCGGATTTGATGCTCTTCACCAGCGACGATTGTGAGTAGACCTTGCCTTGGATAATGTTGGGATTGTCCGGCTTCGTTCGCGTGAACACGTGAAACGGAGCAACATCGCCCTCCGCAGCGCTGCCCACGCCTCTCCGTGCACCGCGAATGTGCACACCCTGAGGAGTGCGGTTTACGCCTCCGGGAGCGGAAAGAACCGTGTTCTCGCGGATGGCGTCGGCTAGCCGGTTTAAGTGATCTGCGGTGATCTTGTCCCCGCGACTTACTCGAGGAATACGAACAGCCATCAGTATATGTCCGTATCCCAGCCCTCGTGGCCGCTCGCCATCCACTCACGCACTCGGCGGTAGGCGCTTCCTTGCTTCTCCTGCTCGTTACTTGAAAGCAGCCAATTGCCGGTGCCGTTGCCGGGTGCTCCGCCTACCGGAACGGAGATTTTTCCGACATTTTCGATACTGCCGATACTCGCGCTCGAGGTAATCGTCTCGCGCCAGACGAGATTGCGCTGGAGATACACCTCCTGTCCCCGCAGTTTTTTTTCCAGAAGCTCGGTGGCCTTCGGATCTGAGAATGTCGGAAGTGCGGCATTTCCCTCAGCGTTGTCGATGTAGTAGCGGATCTTCTTCAGATCCTGGAGGGATACATCCTTGTACCGTTCGTGCGTTTCGATCGGCTCTTCTTTCGTCTGGGCGATGAGCTGATACGTGGCGGCTTGCGTCCCCTGCCCTACGCCAGGCTGTGTGCCACGATAAACACAGTCAATTTTCGCAAGGTCGCCCTCTTCACGAACGCCGGTGATCTCATCAAGGGAGGCGAAGCTGAAGCGGTTATGCTTCGCTCCGATAGGCGGAAGGAGATCAATGAGAAGCTCTGCACGGCAAGCAAACTGCGTCGTGATCGTAGTCATCCCGTCGCGGGTGACTGTGATCTTCCAGCCCGGCTGCTCAGTCAGGCCGGAACCGACACCAGCAAACTTTGCTCCTCCGCTTCCAGCTTCGACTGCCCCGATAGCCATTATGCGTAGACTCCTTCCTGCGAAGACGAGCTGCTTCCGGCCAATCCGCTCGCGGCATTTCGTGCAACTTCAGCAGTGCTTTTCGCAATCTGCTTCAGAATTGAATTGGCTTCTCGCTGAAGAGAGACCGCGCCAACTGCGGAACCGCCGCCGCCTACACGCGCAAGGCTGTCGACGATGCGGCCGCCTTTTCCGAGGCCGTTGGCGTCCGAGAGATCTGGTGCCGTGGTGCTTCCGGGAGCCTTTGCATCACCAGCCGCGACAGTTTGGTCGACAGCTGCCTGGAGCTTGGTAAGCAAGGTTCCGAGCTGAGCTTGCGCGTCGGCCGTGTCGGAGATGTCCGCTGGCTTGAAGTCCTTGAGGACGTCGAAGACACGCTTGCCCAAATCATCCATGACTGGTTTGAACGCGTCACCTGCACGGCGGAACGCATCGTCACTCTGCTGACCGAAGCTCTCTGCATCGCGACCGAACAGCGAAGGATTCGTTTCTCCTCGGATGTCATCATAAGAGCGGGCTTTGAAACCCATATTCTGGAGATCAATGCCGGCCGCTTTCAGGGCCATGTCGCCGATACCAAGCACGGGGCTCAAAGTTTTGAGGACCGTCAAAACCTTTGAACCCATGGCGGTCCCGAAATACTCCATCACCTTTTCGACAGCGAATTGGAGCCCCGCTTGGAAGCTGCGTATAGGCTCAGCAAACGCCGTGAGCAAGATCTGTCCGACTTTCGCGCCGAATCCCTCGAGCGAGGCAAGTGCCCCGACCCAGAAGCCTTCGCCGAATACCGTCTTCAGCTCCTCGCCGAAGATACGAACGATCGTGGAAATCGCGCCGGTGAAATAATTGAGGCCTTCACCAAAGCCCACGCGCAGCGCGAGGCTCAGCAACTCCGAAATACGGCCGTCAGAAAATGCCTGCGCAATGATCTGCACCGCATTGCCGATCTGTTGTCCCCACCCCGTGAAGTCGAGCTTGTTCAATCTCTCGAGGATGGGCAGGAGCATCGGCGCGAACTTGTCTGCGAGGCCTACCCAGAAGCCCTGCATCTTGTCTCCGGCGTGACCGAGCAAATCGGAAATCTTGTCGAAGTTCGCCGCTTGGCGATTGAGTACCTCTGCCTGGCTGCCCAACGTTTCGGCAGCGGCATCGAGCGCGCCATCGTCCGAGAACAGGGCGAGCATCTGCCCGCCACTTTTCCCAAAGACATCCATGGCCGATTTTGCACGCAACGCGGGATCCTCGATCGACGCGATGGCCTTCCGGAAAACTTCAAACTGCTGATCCGGCGTCAGCTTGGCCACTTCATCGAGCGAGATCCCGAGGCCGTACAGCGTGGCGTTCGCTTCGGATGCGCCCTCGGCCGCCCCGGCGAGAAGCTTCTGCATCTTGTTGACCGACGGACCAACCTTATCGGCACCGACGCCGGCATCGTCGAAGGCGCGGCGGAGAATGAGAAGGTTCCCCTGGAGAATTCCCGTCTGAGCGTTCAGGTCGGAGAGTTCTCCGCCAAGGTCGAACGCATGCTTGATTCCCTCGGGAGCGGAACGAGCGAGATTGATGAGCCCATCCATGCCACGCTCGACCAGGCCGAACACGACTCCACCTTTGACCATGTCACCGAGACCAGCCGTTATACGGCCGGAAAACTTGGCGAGGCCAGAGACAGCGCTGTTGATCGCGCTATTGAGTCCGGACGCATCTCCGTCTATAACTGCCTTAATCATGAAAGGTGAAATTCAGCTGCAGGTGAAAGATTCCTTGCCGCGCCTTTTCCTTGGGCTCGCCAAGGCGTGGCTAGTCGGCCTCGGGGTCGTCGTTCTGTTCTGGATGAGCCTCTGTTTGTTGCTCGCCCTGGCTTCCGTCCTCTTCGGGTAATCCCCATCGAAGGCCGGTCCATTGCGTTTTGATGCGGGCGAACGCTGCTGTCGGATCCTCGCCCCCTGACACCCAAAAACACGGCCGGTCGAGGGCCACGAGGTGACAGTGCTGGTAGGCGAAGAACTCGGCTAACTGGAGCTCCCAGCGGATGTAGTGTTGGCTCCATCCTGTTTCCCTTGCGATTAACCAAACGCCCGCGCTCAGCCACGCGGGCCATGCCCGTTTGGGTCGTGGTCCTCCAACTTTTTCGCGGACTTCGCTTCAGCCATCGCCGCGCTCGAGAGATCGAGAGTGCTGATGATGTGATTCGTGCACTCGGCGACTTCGGAAAGCTTCAGGGTTGTACCAAAGTACAATACCGCCGAATCCATCAGGTCAGTGTCGCGGGCGTTCGCCAACACTTCGTTCAGAGGTGCCGAGTGAACGTAGATGAACTCAAGGATCGCCGTGAGATTCTCCGGATCGGTGAAGTCCACCGTGGCTACGCCATCCTTCTCGATGGTGGCCATTCCGCCGATAACCAGCGGATTCTTCAGCCGCTTCAAAAGCACGAAACTGGCTGGGCTCAGCGGTCGAAGTTCGAGCCCACACACGACGGGTGGAGGTAGGAGATGCGCGTCTTCCAGACGTCTGGAACGATCTTCAGGCGTCATTCTTCGATAGGCGCCTGTGCGACCTCCTCGGAAGTGGCGAGCGCGAGAACGGCCACGGGTAAAGGACCTGGCACGCCCTTGATATATACGGCGTCCTCCGTCGTGTTCTTCGCTTTCGCGAGAACTTTACCGATGCGGCCATCCTCAAGTCGGACTACGGAGCCAATTTCGATGTTGCCGACACGTTCCGGCGTTGTGGTTGTGGTGGTTGCCTTGGAACTCATAGCTTTGAGAAAATGACGTCTTGGACGTGCTGGGAGGCGTTCATGGAAACGAGCGCGACTTTGTCCCCCTTCCGGACGAGCCCGAGGGGCGTGTCCTGTTTGAGGTGATCAATCAGGCGCTGGTGATTCTGCGAGGCGCACTTGATGTACGCGAAGGGATGCTCCGGATTGCGCTGGTGCCAATCCCGATCATCCCAGGCGGCAATGAGTTCTTTTGTGGAGTACTTGCCGCAGAGGCTTCGCGCCTCGAAATACCACGTGATGCGGTGATTCCCGCGGATCCCATCGCCAGTGACGATTGCGGATGCGCGGGTGCGATGAAAGGGGATGCCAACTGCCGACAACGCGGCAGCAAGCAGGGTGTTCGTGGTTCCAGCATCGTCAGAGACGAAGCTGCTCTCCTGTCCGCGTTCGGTGATCATCATAACGAACTGGGATCCGTGTCAACGGACCTACGATCCGGTGATCAGCGGGCAATACCGCGCCATCGTCTCGAACCGAACAAAGTCCTCGATCGCGAGACTCTTCTTCACGGAACGAATGAGGTTCTGACCGCCCGTGACAGTGCCCTGCAAATGGTCTGGAATCGCATTCGACATCGCGAGGTTTGCGCCAAGAGTTCCTGCGAACGGCGACGTCGACGTGGCCAGACCTTTAATCGAGGTCTCCACCATTTCATCGTAGAACGAATAGCCGATCGTCTCTCCAGATTTGTTGAGGACGGCCTTTTCCTTGTCCTTGTAGTCGAAGTCGATCGACTCGAGTAACAAGCCGGTCTGGTCGGACGTGATGCCCCAGGATCCGGTGGTGCCAATGAGAGTAGCTGACATGATACCCCGGCGACCGTGTCAACGGTCAGGGAGCCCCGGGTGGCTCGATGTCCATGCCCTGGGCAATCACGAACAGCTTGATCACAGTCTCCCAATTGCCATCGGCGAGCGCGGCGGTTGGGTTGCCACGCAGCGAATAGCTGTAAGCATGAAAGTCCTTCTGTGCTCGAGCGTCGACGCCTGAAGACTTATTGATGGCGGCAAGCACGGTGGGCTTGTGGTTCAACACCGCGATAACGGCTCCGCATGCCGCTTGGTGGATCTCGCCATCGGGGTCATCTTTCGTGGCCTCGGTACCGACGTAGATATCGAGCGGCACCTCAAACACTCCGCGCCCTGGGATGCGTTCTTTCAGTCCGTCGTCTGTCGCCGCGTAAATGACCGACGGCACCGCAAATGGCGCGGCTCTCGTTCCAGAGAGATGTTCGTATCCGTCGAGAGCGGTCTCGCTCTGAGATCGAACGTAAATCCGGAAAGCGTTTTCGGTCTTGTTTGGCAGCGGGCGGAAATCAGGCATTGATCGTCTTCGTTGCGGCCGCAGATCGTTTATCGAGCTGAGCCTTTGCGAAGGTCTCCATGTCAACGGTTGCCTCGCGGACGGCAGTCTCGAACGCGGCGCGGCCGACCTTGTCGATCGCCGGGGCGAAATTCGTGAGTGTCGCACGCAATCTGCTGACGGTCGCCTTGCTTCCAGTGCCGACGGGTGGTCCGAATTGTTTCGCGCCGGAGCGCGAAAGTGGGGCCCCGAATTCTCGGAACGCTGGAATGTATCCGGCCTTGTGGTAGCCGACCGACTTGATGCGTCCATTGACGAGTTTCTTGGCGGCCTCGTCAATGCCTTGAGAGGTGACACTCTCGCCTTTCCTCCGCATGCGTGCGACGACGATTGCGCGGGCGAGCGTAGTTGGTTTGCGGATCTCCTGAGCCTTCTTCAGCCGCTTGCCGGTCTTCGTTGCAAACCGCATCGCCACAACAGTGGCGAGTTCGGCTTTGATCTTCTCGGCGTCGGCCTTGGGGGTTTTCGCGGACGAGTAAATCGCCACGTTCCGCATGAAGCGGTTGAGCGTTTTCTCGGCGTCCTTTCCAGTCGCCTGCTGGTAAAGTCTGAGAGCGTCGATCGCCTTCTTGATCTGAGCTCGATCGAGAGTGGCGGAGACTTTCATCAGCTGCGGCGGTTGGGATCTCGAAGAACGAGGCGGAGCTCGGGATCTCCGGCCGAGCCTTTGATCGCGTGAATTTTCCAGCGACGAGCGGAGATGAGGACGGACTCCATATCCTGTGGCGAACCAGGCGGGAAAGAGTCTCGCCGGCAACGGACAACCTTGTCGGTAACATCGGCGATGCCGCCAAGGATCAGATCGAGACTGGTCTCCTGATCTTCCTCGAAATACCGCACGTCCGCGCCCTCGTACTTGAGGATCAGCAGCTGGCCGTTATCGGTGCCAAAAAAAGCGATGGCCTCATCGGTCACATCGCTCAGCTCATCCTCAAAACTCATAGAAGGGTTTCGCGCTGTTTCATGGGGTCGAATCTCCCAGGGCAAATGCCAAAAAATCCCCGGTACAAAAACCCGTTGCAGGATCTCCCTGCACACCATGGCACGAAGATGTAAAAATCAGGAACTGCCTTTGATCAGGCCTTTCGCAACCAATGCTGCCCTCAGCTCGTTCACGAGAGTGGTAAGCGCATTGATACGGGCGACAGCAGCGTCGTACTCCGCCTTTGTCGGATTGGCACCGGCAGCTGCAGCGATCGTTGTGGCTGAGACGGCAGCCTGTGCTGCGCCGGAGCGCTGGGCGGTCGGGGCGGTACCGTGGAAACCGATTTTCTGGGAAACCGTGGTGCCGAAGGTTTTCTCGTACTTCTTGGTGATCTCGAAGTACTTGGTCTGCGCGGCGGCCGGTGTGGCCATTACGAAGCAGGAGAGGAGTGCGGCCGCAGCCGCGATGAAAAGATAACGCATATTATTCTTTGGATTCTGCCTTGGCGGGTTTCCCCTTCTTGGCCTTCGCGGGCTTCGCGCTCGGCTCATCTCCAGACGTCTGGAAACGGCGGCGCTTGGACGGGGTGAGGTGCCTGAAAATCTCGACACTTGCGAGTTCCTCGGACGACGCACCGTCGAAGGCCTCGGCGGCAGCGCTTCCGCTGCCACCGAGGTAAAGGGGTTTCGGGGTGCCATCGGCCTGGTAGCCAACGACAAGGTGAATGCGGCTTGCCATAGAGACTACGGCGAGGCCGTGCTGACGAGCAACTGGCCGTTGTTCGGGTTGCCCTTTGCGGCGCCGTAGAGCCACACCGCCATGATCTCAGCAGAGAGGTCGGCCATGTTGATCCACTCCGCCACCATGATCGAAAGACCGGTGCGAGGTTCGGTGATGACGCCGATCGAGCCAGGGACCGCGGCGTTCGGAAGAACCTTGCTCGGATCCGCGGGAAGGCGGGTCGCGATGACGAGGCTGTCCTTGCTGCCGGCGAAGCCGATGACATTGTCGCTGGGACCGTCAGGGAGAGCAGGATACTCGAAGATCTCGCGGAAGCCCGCGATGTTCTGCAAGCGGCCGTCCGCGATCGGATCCGCGCCGTTCTGCTTCGCTGCGCGGTTGCACAGCGGGTCGTTGAGCAGGTTGGTGTAGACCGGACCATTGACCGCAACGAAACGCTCGTCGGGTGCGCCGCGACCGGTAAGGTCACCACGAAGACCCGTGAGAGTCTCGTAGTCTGTATCGGCCACAGCCTGTACACGCTCGTTGGGGAAGTTGGTCTTCACCCAAAGAGCAGCGAGAGCGTCCACCATGTGGTTCGCGATCGCCACCGCGACGGGCTCGGCCGCTTCCTGGACGAGGTTGCGGTCCGTGGAGCTGAGCTCCGCGTTGGTAAAGGTGTGTCGTACCTGCTTCGCCTTATCGATCGTCACTGCGACGTCGGTATCAGTTTTTGCAGTCGCGGCAGACGGAAAGTCGCCAACGGCGGGAACGGAGTGAATGCGCGACTTGACCGTCGAATTCAGCTTGGCCTCATCGGTAGAGAGGTCGAGCGAGATCTGATTGAGGATCGGTCGCTTGGTGAAGACAAGCTCCAGTGCGCGTGCGAGTACGACGCCGGAGCTGAGTGTGCCGAGAGAGTTAGCCATGAGTTATTGCGTTGTGCGGTTACGCCTCGTGATCCGTGTCAACGGTTCAGCGGTTCATGGCTGCGGAGAGATCCTTCCAGATCGCCGCCTTCTTCTTTGGATCCGTTTCCGCATCGAACTTCTGACGAAGCTCTGCAGCGGTCTGGGCGGCGGGCTGCTCGCCCGGAACCTCCGGTGCGATCGGCGCAACGGACACGCTGGAAACGATGTCGGCCGCGCGCTGGCCAGCCGTCTGAGCGGTCGCCTCAAGTTCGGTCACCCGAGTACTGAGTTGATCACGTTGCGCAACGACTGCGTTGTGAACTTCGGCCGCGATCATGCCTTCGGGCACGATCGGATCGGCATTCTCAAGCGTGGTGATTCGCTCCTGCGCGGTGGCGAGATCGTTTCGCGCAGAATCGCGCTCGGTGGTGAGGGTGGATACCTGAGATTGCAGTCCAGCGAGCTGCTTCTCCAGTGCTTGGATACGTTTCGAAACGAACATATACCCCGCGACTGGTGTCAACGAGGGGCGTCAGTCTTCGTCCTCGAGATCATCGAGTCCGACGTAATCCTGGGAAAGCGCTACAATTTCCTCGTAGGCTTCATCGAAGTTACCTACCTCGTCGACGAGGCCGCGAGTGGCTGCTTCCAAGCCGTCGAAGCATTGGCCACGCATGGTGTCATCTTCGACATCCATGCGGTGGAGCTTAACAAAACTCATGAAGTCGACATTCAGCCGATCGAGCCATTGCTGAAGATTGTCGCGCTGCGCGTCGGTCAGAGGCGTCTGTGCCCAGAAGGTACTTTTCAGATCGCTCTGCGTAGCAGGCATGACATTGAACTTCACGCCGAGCTGCTCGTAGTACCCGCTGATATCGAGACGAGCGAGGATGGTACCGATCGATCCGACGATGGAGGAAGCGGCGGCAATCTTCTTCGTTGCGCCCGCTCCGATCATATAGCAGGCGGAGCCTTCACACGATTCGGTGTAGGTGAGCACGGGCTTCTTGAGGGTCGCTGTCACGATCGCTTGCCGACATTCAGCAGCTCCCACCACAGAGCCTCCGCCCGAATCGTTGAGGATCATAATGCCCTTCACGCGATCGTCGGCGACAGCCTCTCCAACATCCGACATGATGTCATTGTAATCGGTGTCTCCACAGATCTTTTCGTAGTTCGAGAGATTCCTCCCGAGCGTGCCACAGACTTCAATGACGGCAATCCCCTCCTGGGTAATCATCATCGGCTGGCGCTGATGAATGAAGTCGCCAATCGTTAAAGCCTGCGGCTGATTCTGTACTACATGCACAGACGAACCGAGGCGAAGACGCTCCATCAATGGGGCGATGGCCGAGTTGTCGATGTACCAGGGCTGAGAAAAACGCGATGAAAGATGCATCCTGCTGAAAGCGCCGTGTCAACGGCGCTTCCAGAGGAGGTGATGCAAATTACTCGAGCGGCCGCGTCGACTGTTTTTCGACCGGGCCGGTCGGTAGGTTTCCATTCGGAGTACGACGGCTGATGAGACTCATCGCAAGCGGAAGGTCGATATCGAATTCCAAAGCGAGCCTTTTTGCGCGGACGAGCAAATCAGCCGCTTCGCGCTCGACCTGGTCGCGCATCTCTTCCCAGTCAAGGCCACGCTCGCCGGCATCTTCCTCGAGCGTGCGAGACCCGAGGATGATATCCTCTCGGTTCTCTCGAGCTTCGCGACCGTAGTCGATCGATGCCTTTGGAGAGGTGGCTACGAAACGAACCTTCCACCAATCCTCATTATACGGGATTGCGCCTCGCTTCATCTCCTTCGAGACGAAGTATCCCCACAGCGGAAAACACAGGCGGGGCACGTAGATGAGGCCGCGGCGCTCGTCCACCATTCGCTGGAATTTGGAAATGAAGAACCGTTGAGCCGGACCCCCCACGTTTTTGCCGTAGATGACCTCGAGCGGCGGACCATATCCTAGGGCAAAATCGCGATAGGAGAATTCCATCATCGGCTCGACTTGGTTACCGGGAAACGCCGAGTCCAATTCCTGAATCTCCTCACCCGGCCCCAAGCGCAGGATCTCACCACTTTCGATTTCTTCGAGCGTGAGATCTCCAAGCTCTGCGGCATCGGCCTCGTCCTTGTCGTAGTCATCCTCGCTGGCGAGACCATCGGGGGTCTTGATAACCATCGCACGACCTGTCCTAGCTTTGAGTCCGACGATCACCGCATCATGAATATCCCTCGCGTCGACCACGAGATTGATTCCATGCGCGATCGCCGAGGGATACCGCGTGTAATCGGTGAGGTCCGGATCTCCGAGAAGAATAAAGCTCGATACGGGAACGTCGCGAAACTTCCCGTCGTCGGCACCTGCACGAATCCGATACGCAGCTACACGGCCGTTGCGATCTTTGACGACGCCAGCGAAAACATTCGCGTCCTTCCCGTCGTCATCGATCCGATGGCCGCGCACCGCCTGAATCTGTGCCATGCCTGGTGCATCGTTGCCGCCTCCGGTTTCCGTGAGAACAAGGCCCCAGTCGCCGTCGATATCCATCTCGTGCGAACTGGCGCGCAACAACTGATTGAAATGCAGTTTTCGGAAGACGTCGGAGATCTTCAGCCAGTTAAGCCACCGCGCCTCGATCTCTCGAGCCCAGCCTTGGTCTTTTGCCATGGACTGCGGTCGGATACCATCGTTGCCGACCAAGTAACGAGAAACGTCGCGGAATGCCCCCCGCACAAATCCGCTCTTCGTATAGAGCTGCCGGGCTCCACTACGCAGCGTTTTCAGGACACTCGGCGTCAGAACTTTATCGGAGTCCTGCTGCAGGATCGGCATCCACTTCCGCTTCCGGCTCGGCCGCGCGGCTTCGTAGTAGTGCGAATAGGACTGCGGCACGAAGATGCCACCTTTGCGAAACTGTTGGTAGGAGGCCATGGTTAAAAGTGGCAGCGGCGGAACGAAGCGTACGTCTTCCGGACGCGCTTGCCGTAGGTCTCAGGATTGATGTGCCGAAGCGCGGCCCTTGCCTCGAGGAGTACATCCTTCGGATTCATCGGGAAGACCTTGCTTCCGGATTTTCCGCCAGCGCTCACCGACATGATGGTCTTGCCCTCACCGATCAAGGCGACGGCATTGTCGCGAAGCTCGAGTACCTGGCTTTCCTCGAGATCAAAGAAAAGCTTCTCGATCATTAGCCGGAAAATTTGACGAACGCCGTGGACGGTACCTCCGAGAGTGCGATGAGCTTGCGGGCTTTTGCGGGAGTGAGGAGGGCCTTCGCAACATCGCGCATCGCCTTCACCGGCGCATAGGTGACCTTCCGCTCAAAGAGGGAATAGAACTCGTCGCCGGCGAGCTTCTGCAGCTGCGCGTGATTGTCCTCGATGTACTTCACCGTAGGACTCGGACAAATGACAAGCGCGGTGGATCCGTCGGATCCGGTATGCTCCCCTGCCCCGGCCTTTACCAGGGCGGCGGAGATTTCCTTCAGCCGATCGCCGTCCTCCTTCTGGCGGCGCTTGATCTCATTGGCTTCGGTGACGAGTACGGGAATGGAGTCCATCACCGTGCGCACGGTGTCAACAGACTGGGAATGAACGGGGAGCGTCAGCGGCACTACGGTGTTGTTTCTGTGTAACGACCAGGCCTGCGACGCTCCCCGTCACCAGCGGTAACATCACTGTTTCCGTGTCAACGCTCTGACGGCGGCACGCAGCTTCTCCTCGATATCGTGAGTTCCCGATTTGGGAACTTGCTCAGAGACATCCATGGATCCGCGAAGGATCCGCGCCATCAACAACGCAGCGACCTGCATGGCCTCCAGATCTCGAGCATGATTGTCCGGTTTCACCTGCACCCACATCGCACGATCGCGGCCACGTTTATCCCGGACGTGCTTCTTCACCTCCGAATCGAGGTGATCCGCGTAGTGCTGAGGTTCGATCTTCGCCCGTCCCCAATAGTGAGACTCTCCGGAAATGAATGCCGCGAGGATATCCTGCACCGGTCCCCTCGCCCAGCGATACAGCTTGGCGTACCGTCGCTTTGACATCGCCTTTCGCACGGCGGGGTCGAGCTTCCTCGCGCTCTTCCCCAGGACAGGATCGCCCTTTGTGGGCTGGGAGTAGTACCGCAGGATCGGTTCCTTCGGGTTGCGTGGATTCGGATGCTTGAAATGTTCGGCGTCCTCGCCCTTCAGCGCTGTCCATCCATGCAGCACACACTGCCCGTACACTTCGGCCGTCTCGTCTCCCGAGTCGACCAGGACACGGTGTCCTTGGATATTGTACTCGGCCTGCTTCGCGGCCACCTCGTCCCAGGAGAAGACCTTCAGGTAATCAATGAGACGGCTCTCGCCGGCGTCGTTCCACGCACGGATAAGAATCCAAAAATGAGTGCCGCCTTTTTTCTGGCGATCGACGGTCATGAAGATTCGGCATCCGCCAGCGAACCGCGGATCCTCCTCATCGTTCCACTTATCGAGATCGTAATCGCCGGTCGGCTTGCTGTCCTCTCCAAGCGTGACGCTTTCGTCCCACGCCTCTGCGAAGCGATTTTGAATGACGGTCTTGACCGCGAGATAATCGCCAGCGCGAGCGGCCTCTTGGGCGCGAAGCCATTCCTTCACGATCGTGCCCCAGCCTACGATCGGCGATACCCATGCGGGATACCGGTAGCTCCAGATCTCCGGATCGTGGAGAGTGTTGGTGACAACATAGCCCGCCCCATTCTCGAGAGAATTCAGCGCGAGGATGTTGTCATACGAATCCGGGATCTCGTGCCCACAATGAACACAGTGCCATCGGACCGTGCGGGCAACCTCCGCATAGTTCCATCGGCCGCCCGGTCGTGTGGTGGAGTTGTCCTCCCACACGAATCCATATTGCGGGTCGCCCTTCTTATTGCGGAGGATGCGATTGTTTGCATCGCGGTGTGTCATCACCAGCGGCTGCTGATCTCCACACTTGGGACAATGCACAGACCATATCGACCGAGAACCCGCGTGGAAGTCGTTGAAGAAATCATCGCCGAGCTCAAGCAGCGTCCCGTCCTCAAGGAACTGCTCGGCCAGCTTCACGGAGCCAGTCGAGAGATCGAGGATCTTGTGGTCGGGCATACTGCCCACGCGGCTCTTGAACTTGTGAATCATTCCCGGCAGCCAAAGGTGCCGCTCATCGTTGACCTGATTCTTCACGGTATCGCCGTGGGCGTTGTTCTCGCTCGCCGACTGAAACCGCAGAGACATATGCGGGAAGACGATCGACTTGATGCGCCGCTTATTGGCATCGCGAGGCAACAGCTCGTTGATCATTTTGGATCGCCGGAAGAGCGGCCACGCCTTGTCCTCGCAGATCTTCTTGATGGCGTCGTCGGTCTGTCCGTTCCAGGTCGTCAACCCCGGCCGCCGCTTGATGCAGCTGATGACGAAGATCAGACCCAGCAACGTCTTTGCGAGCTGCGCACCTCCGGAGACGAGCACGCGCTTCACAATGTCCTCGGAGATTTTATCGAGCGGCTCCTTGATCCACGGCGAATTATTGATGTCGAATCCTCCTGGGAACGGGGACTCGTTGCCGAAGACCAGGTCGTCCTTCAGCGACTCGTATATGGGGCGGCGATCGGGCGGCCGCCACGACTCCCGATAGGCGGTCTCAATCGCCGTCATCTTCCTCGGCCGCGGGCGGCATGGGATGTTTCGCGATGATCTGTTCGCCGCCCTTGTGCAGGCGCTCCATCGCACGATCGAGGGCAGCTCGATTCTTTTTCCGGACGTCTGGAGACATCTTTGTCTCGAGCTCGTTTCGAAGGACCGTCTCCGTCTCGTGGATGAGACGACGGATCTCCTCGGCAATCTCATCATTGCGAGTGTACTCGCCGCGCTGGACGGCGAGGGCATGCTCCGCCTTCTCGCAATGGGCCTTCAGCTTGCGGCATTCCAGCTTGTACTTGTCGGCCTCGCCCTCACCGGTGATCGCCGCCGCCGTGGAAACTTCCTTCCCAAACTTTGCCCACTCGCTGACGAGGTACTTCCCATTGGATCTCGGGCTCGGACACCCTTCTCTCTTCTGCCAGTTGTGAATCGTTTGCCTCGTGACACCGATCGCAGCTGCGAGATGCGCGATCGATGACGCCCACTGCTCTACCACAGGAGCCGTTGTTTTACATTTTACAGTCGCCTTCGCCACGCACGGTAGCTGATGTCAACAAGGCCGACAGGTCGCAGGGCGGGACCGTAAAGTGTAAAACCCAAATTTTCCCCAGGCATAACGAAAATCCGCCCAGCGGAAACCCGCGATATTTTGAGGCTACCCCTAAGAGATTCCTTACCGGGGGGTACCGCTGTTGCAATAGCTTGCAACAGCGTGCCCTCATGAGAATCGAATCAATATCGGACGGTCGCAGCGATGAGAATCACTGCAACGATCAATGCAACGAGATAAATGCTGTCCTGGTTCAAGCCTCGTAGACAATGGTGACGGTCAGGGACCAATCGTCGTTACCGCCCGATTCGCTTTGGGTGACAGAGTGGAGACGGAACTTGAGGCTGTAATTTTCGGAAAGCCACTTATTCACCTGCGTTTCCAATGCCCTGCTGTCGTGGTGGGTAAATATCTTGATCTTCAT